AGGGCCCCTACGATTATCAGCGAAAGCTGATGGACAGCAGAACTCAGTCGTCTATATGTCTCATTCTGGATTTATCTGGAGTGTTGCATTGTGATCTTGAACGTGAAATTATCGGTGTTTCGGCCCTGGTTTTTCATTAGTAAAGCGAGTTTCTGTGCAAACACGACACAAAAACAGTCTTGGTTTGTTCTACTCATGTCAGAGATAAGTTCCTGGGGTAGTAGATTGGAGTTTTTGTGGTCTCCTCTCTGAAATCACTTTTTGTTTTCAACATGAACTACGATAACGGCACATTTGCCCAGCCTCGTAGCGCTTGGACCTGCGACAAGGTTCGGAAAGTTGTGGTGGCTAACCTTGTTCCACCCTCAGAATGTTCTTTAAATAAACCTTCTGTCTCACAAGCTATGGATGCTAATAAGTTTTCTTCGTGGGCTGATGAAGTTGAGGAGGACATGAAGTCTAAAGTTGTTGCTGCTTCGCAGTTGACACTTCAAGAGTTGTATGAGGCTATTGGTTATAAGCTTGACCGTATTAACAAGCAAGCTCCATTTATTGTAGAGGAAACTATGAAGTTAGAATTCGAGGCTGTATGCCCGGTTCCAGAATTTAATCCGCGTAATTATGTTACGAAGCCATCTTTGCTTAGGAAGCAGTGGTATGATCAGATTTATTCTTGGCTGCGTATGAAGTATCCTCGTGATGTTCGTAGTGCGCGCAAATCGCGTTTTCAATATTTAGTTGCTACTAGTGTTAAATTTCAAACCACAATTTCTTTCTCTGCCGTTCAAAAATCTTGTGCGAGACATCGCAAATGGATTGAGAAACGGTTTGCTGACAATGCAGTTCTTGCCAGCTCAAAGAGTGAAAAGAGATGGGAACGAGGTACTCGAGTAGATCGTCATATTGATGACCAAGTAACAACGGTTATCAGAGATGGTCGAATTTGCCAAGAATATGAGGAACTTGCCGCTTTATGCGACGATGATCCTCAGATGGAGGAGATGTATGAGTATTGTGTTGCGGAAACAACAGCACGAAAGAAATTTCGTAGAAATTTGAGAGGTCCGGCACCTCCTCA